GTTGTTCTATTATTATTTTTTGTTTATATATTTCATTTTTATATCGTTCAATAATTATATCTTTATTATTCATTATTAATAATTATTAATATGTTTTTAATTAAAAAAAATTTTATTTATTTGGTTGAGTGCAAATCTTCCTCCCCATGTGCAAAATTACACTTTGCACCATAAGAACACGAACCATCTTTTTCCCATGACTTGCAAAGTTTTGTTTTGTAATTACTTGGTTTTTCGTTAGGTTCAGACTTGGACTCGTGAATGTAATGACAATCTTTCCCAAAATGACAATTAACCTGATTACGACAGATAATAGTTTTATATTTTGGCGCATATGCTTTTGGCGCATATGCTTTTGGCGCATATGCTTTTGGTGCATATGCCTTGGGCGCATCTGCTTCAAGCGCATCTGCCTTGGGCGCATCTGCTTCAAGCGCATCTGCCTTGGGCACATCTGCTTTTTTATGTTTTTCTTCTGATTCAATTTTAATATGAGTGAAAGGACAATTCCTACCATTTTTACACCCTTCTGATGTATTAAAATATTTACATTCCTTAGGTCCCTTATCTTTCTTGTGAGAATGAGAATACCGACATTTTTCTCCATACTTACAGTTTCCTTTGGAAAAGAAAACACAATTAACCTTAAATTTATCAGGCATTGCAGCTTCGGATTCTTTAGGCTTTACATCTTTGAGTTCGTCGAGTATGGGCGTATCAGTCTCGAATTTGATTGATTCCTCTGCCATTTTTTTAGTTATAATATAATTAGGACTATTAATAATATTAGGATTAATTTTAATTATATAACTATATTGTATTTAAATAATTAAAATTTCAATTTTTTTAATTTTATTAGAAATCAATTGATTTATATAAAAATATAATTAATAAATATAATTTAAAATTAATTTATTAATTATTATATATGTCTGATAAAATATTTTCAGAAAGTTTAAAGAAATATAAAGGATTATATTATCATTTTCTGGATGGTTATCTAAATCCAGATTCTGGATCTGATATTGAAATATATAGAGATATGTTATTAAATGATAATTTATTACAAAATAAATATGATATTAATTTAATAAATCTAAATTACACAGACGTTTCTATTAATGTTTTTAATTTAAAATCTTTAAATGATGATAATTACAATTTAATTGATGATGAGGATGCAATATTTTTTGATTTTAATCGCATTTTTAATTATTGTATCGTTCATGTTAGTTTTAATAATCATGCGACTAGTTTATTAATCCGTATAGAAGGGAAGAGATTAATAATTGGGTGTGTTAATTCAGGAGATGGAATAGAAAAATATCCAGAACTTTTTATTAATAATTTTACATTATGTTATCCATTTAAAAATTATATATTATCAGAAAATATTGATATTATAAGTGAAAAAAAAAAATTATTATCTATATTATTAATACCATTTTTATATAATTATATAAAAAATATTAATTTTAATATTCTATATTTTCCAAAAGAAGATATATACACATTAAATGAAAATAGTATTAAGATTATAGAAATAATTAAAGAAAATATTTTAGATCCCATGGGAAAGGATTATTCAAGTATTGGATTTATATTAGATGAAACAAATATTTGTATAAATATTTTAGAAAATCCATATGAAAAATTTAATGAAGATTTATTAGATAAAACAAAATTATTAAGTTATTATGAAATAATTATTAATGTTATTCGTAATTTTAAAGAAGAAACATATAAATTTCCATTAAATAAATTTTATAATAAATCAAAATTAAATTTAAATCATAATATAATAGATAATATAATTTTACATAATATAAATAATGAATTATATATTAAACCACAACAATCTGGAAGTTGTGCATGGTTTTCAATATATTGGTCTATATTGTTCTATAATATTTATAATGATGATGAGGATGAATATTATTATTTAATACAACATATATATAATTTTTATTATTGTAAAACTCAGGAAATATTTACTCTGGAAAATTTTAATAAAGAAGATAAAGAATTAATTACAATGAAATTATTATGTAATAAAATATTAGATTTGGATCTTTTAGATAATAAAAATGTTTTAATAGATAATATTGATTTTATATATAATCATAAATTTAATATTAATATTCCTAAAAAAAAACTTGTAGAATATAAAAAAAATAATAAATGGATAATAAAAGATACACGCTCTGTTATGTCAAAATTTAATAATATTATAGAATATTATTATAAATATTACAGTAAAATTTATGATACTGGTAATAATGATTATATAATTTATTCATTTACCAATTTTTATATATTATCATATGAATTATATAATTACAGTATAGAAATAGGAAAAGATTTTTTTGAATATAATAGAACATTGCAATCAATATCAAATATAGATACAGTTTTATTATATAAATTTAATAAATTAAATGATTTAATATTAAATATAAATTGTGATTATCAAATATTTAGATATATAAGTCAATGTAAATATATTATTTATTACTACGACAGTATTCAAAAGAAACCAATAAATAAAAATTATATATTAAATTTCTGTAGATTTATAAATAAGTTTATATTATTTACAGAAATTTATGATCATATTTTAAATAATAACTATGCAGACCATTCGCGTGTATATTTATTAAATATTTTAAATAATTTTACAAGTGTTAAATCTGATATTAATGATATTGGTATCAAACAAGATATTAAAAGTAGCGGTAAATTATATCCATATATTCTACGTATGTTATTATTAAAAAATGAATTTGATAGTAATAATTATTTTTATAATACATTTTATCCAGTAATACCAAAAATTAATTATGATTCGCCAAATATTTTGGAAACTGTTAATAACGAACACATGGAAATGATAAATAATTATGAGAGGACATATGAAGATTATGAAAAATTATTAATTTTTTTATATGAACATCCAAAATATATATACACAAGTTTTAATAATGAAAAATATATAATTAATAATTGTAATTTTGTAAAATTTAATATTTATCAAATATTTGAACGTGAAGATTATCGTGATAATTTAATAATTTTTTTCGCATCAAAATATCATGAATTATATGATTCAGCAACAGAAATAGAGTTAATTAATATTATTGCAAATCTACAATTATTAATTACAAAATATATTGGAGAGTATGAGGTTAATCCTGAATTTCTTCGTGATTTTCAAGCATTGAAGATGTCTTATAATAATTGTGTATATGAACACAGCATAGTTGATTTTAATAATTTTAGAAAAATAATTGATACAGAATATTTTAAAAATAAAGATAATAAAGAAAATTTTTGTAATTATTTGAAAGATAATAAACACAATTTAATAATTAATTATAATATTTTATTAAATAAATATTTTATTAATATTAATAAAATAAATGATGATACAATTAAAATAGATGATACAATATATTTTAATATTGATTCAACAAATAATTTTATATTAAATTTATTTTATATAAATTATGAGACTTTATTTTTATTAAGCAGTGATAACACACATATATATATATTATCATATGAATATAAAATTAGGTTAAATTTAATTAATACATCTGAAGAATATAATATTAATGAAATCTATATTAATGATAATAAAGTTATTAAATATAATGATTTATATGAAAATTTTAAATATGTAATACCTACTAATTGCTTACATCTTATTTATAAAAATAATGATGATTATAATATTCTATACTTTATACTTAATGATTATATGATTCAAGACAATAATATATTAGGCAAATGTTCTTTAAGTACACAGATTTATAATATTTCTATTAATAAAAATAATTTAATGTTTCCAAATAAAGATTGTTTTAGTACTTTTTCTAATTTATGTATAAATTTTCAAATTAATAAATTTAATATTTTATATTTAAATGATACTATGATTGATGAAAAAAATACTTTATTATGTTATAATAAAAAAATAAATGATTTATTTAATTTTAATAAAAAATTATTTTTAATAAATAGATTAAATCCAGATACAAAATATATTAAATTAAATTTTATTAAAAAAATAAAAAAATATAATAATTTTTTATTTAAAATATCTAAATGTGAAAAAATTAATTATGATAAAATTTTAATAAAATTAGAATATTATATAGATAAATGTAATTGTAATAAATATGATTTTTTCTTAAATTTACATAATAAAGATCTTAAATATTTATTTGATAATTATGAAAAATTATATAATTATTTATTTGATATCAAAATTATTAATTTTTTTACAATTTTAAAAAATATATTAATAAAAAAAGAAGATAATTTAATTATTAATTTTTGTAGTCAATCTAAAATTTTTAGTGATTATTTTAATACAAAAAAATATACTTATAATTATAATTTTGAAGCATTATTTGAATTAATATCTGGTAGTGAATTATTAGAAGAACAAATGGATAGATATATTGATATTATTAAAAAATATCCTATTAAACCAGCTGAATATAATATTAAAAAATATTTTGAAGAAGAATATGATATTATATATAATCAAGAGGGTGGTAATTATCCATTACATCATTTTATGATGGGAAAAGGAAAATCAACTATAATGACACCAATCTTATCATTATATTTTTCATTACTTCATGAGAAAAATATTATTATAATAGTGCCTTTACATTTAGAGAAACAAACACATAAAATAATGGATGAAATTATTCATTTATTTGATTTATATAATATTTTAATAATTACTGATAGTAATATCAAACATTATTATCTTGCAGATGCTTTTTCAAATACTGATAATACGGATACTATAATGTTAATCGATGAGTTTGATTCTATCTTAGACCCAATCAAAAGTAATTTTAATATTATTAACGATGAACGTAAATCTGATAATTTATTATTTAATTTATTGAAACCTGATTTCACAAAATCAATTAAAGATCAAAATACATTTGTTGAAAACGGCAATATTAATAGTTGCATACTTGCTGAACCTAAATATGAAGAACTTGTTAAATTAGAAATCAAAAAAATAAAAGAACAACTTATTAATAAAACCTTATTAGAAAATATTAATTGGGGTATTCATCCTTTTAAAGGATATGCAATTCCGTATCGCAGTAAAGGCAATCCTTTATTAAATAGTAATTTTTCATCTAATGTATTAACAATATATTTAACATTATATTATTATATAGTAATTCATAATTATGAATTGACAGATTTAGTCGCTGGGTATATAATTCATAATTCATTATTAGAAAATATATTTAATATAGAAGAACCGCCTATAATTACACTTGAATATATTAATAGTTTGATTTTAACTGAAAAACTAAGGATTGATTTTTTTAATAAATTATTAACACATATATTTTATACAATTAATATCCCAGTTAATCGTTATAATACTTCATTTGTAGATATTTTAAACATTGAAGGTATTTTTAAAATTGGTTATTCTGGAACTATAAATATTGATTTACCCGAATTATCTAATAGTAATAAATTTACTAAAGATGATATTATAGAAGATTTAGATGAATCTCTTAATATAGAACATGCAATAAAAATATCTAAATCATATTTATACAATGATTGTGAAGACATTTTTGAAATTGAAGGATTAAATTTAAATAATTATAGTGCTCTTATTGATACTGTTGGATTTTTTAAATATGGTTCAAATGAAAATATTGCAATGAAAATATATAATATTTTTTTGGGGAAACGAGATATAATTTATATTGATGAAAATGATAATATTTATACATTAGTAAATAATAATAAAATTAAATATAATCCAAATTTTTTATATAAATATCCATTCATTTATTATAGTCAATCACATATTATAGGAATAGATATTAAACAAGATAACTATCCAATTATAAAAGGATTATGCTTGATTAATAAAAATTCCTATTATTCACAAATAGCTCAAGCCATGTTCCGACTTAGAAAATTAAATATAGGACATTCTATTGATTTTATCTGTATGGATGATTATCATGAAAAGGATGACATTATATGTTATTTAAGACAGAATGAAGAGGATATTAAAAATAATAAAAATAAATACTTATTATATCAAACATTAAAATCTGAAATTAGGAATAAAAAAAAATTAAATAAAATTGGAAAAATATTTGATAATATTAATGAGATATTAATGAAAAAAGAAGAAAATTTTAAAATAGAATATAATGATTATCATTTAGAAAAAATAAAATATTATTATCATGAATATAATAAAGACCCTTTTATTATATTAAAAGGAATTATTGATAGAGAAGATATTATTAATTCAGAACATAATAACCAACTATTTAAAAAAATAAATAAGTCAATAGGAATATTAGTTTATAATATTAATTCGATCGAACAAGAACAAGAACAAGAACGAGAACAAGAACAAGAACAACATATAGGATATTCAATAAACGAACATAAAGTTAAAAATGATTCCGTTATGTTTAAATATGAATATATAAGATATGATTTTGATGATTTAAAATGTGATTTTAACATTTTTAAACATAGTACTATTGAGATTAGTGATAAAATTAGATGCCTGCCAAATTTATTTTCACAATTAAATACATATAGTTTTATTAATAATATATCTGGTTTTTTATTTGTGTATATACATAATATATTATTATTAATACCTGGATATTTATTAGTTGAATTTGATGAATTTCCATTATTAACATTAACACTCAAAGTGATAAATAATAAATTAATAGATAGTGATATTTTATCACAATTAAAAAATAATGATATTTATAAAATATTTACTTTTGATGATAGTTTTGAATATACTCAAGAATCAGGACTAGCACACATAATGTTAAGATATTTTAATAATATAGTAAAATTCCAATCAGATTTTTTAAATAATAAAGAAATATTAACTTCAATTAATTATATAATTTCAAAATTCAAAACTTTTTATGAAAATAATAATCAACTATTTGTTAAACCTAAATACGAGGAAAGTTATAATAAATATTTAAAATATAAATTAAAATATATTAAATTAAAAAATAATATGAACAACATATAATATTAAAATTTATTCTACATTATTTTGAATTAATTAAACTATATATTATTTACAATTTGAAAAAAATTAAATATAATAAAATTGCAAAAATTAATAATAAAATAATATCATTAAATGAATAGAAATTATTTATTTTATTATTATTTTCAAATCCTTCAATAGAATTAATATTATTAACATTAATCCAATTTGGCATTGATTTATGCCAAAACTCTAAATTATATACTATATTTGGATTATATAATCCTGCTAAATATGAAAATGAACTTTTACCTAAAATAAGAACGGACAAAATTAAAAATCAAAGATTTTTAATTTTACCCCTACTTTTTAAAAAAATCTTTGATTTTTTTAAAATGAACGTCTGCTTTCATCAAATGATTAAATGTATCTAAAATATCTTCATTTGCTTTTAATTTAATATTATCATTTAATAATAAATCAAATTCATTTTTATTCTCTTCAGTTATTTCTGTAAATATATAAATAATCCGATATTCCCAAATTTTTATAGTGGGTGTTAAGATTATTTTTTTTGATATAAATCGTGTCAATCCTTGCTAAAGCAAGGATTAATAAACTCAAATTTTATTTGAGTTTGTCATTTAAAATAGTCCCCGCTGTAAAAATTGATTAAAACTTAATTTATTTAATAATTAATTAATACTAAATGATGTATCCTGATTATTCAATTGAAATTAAATCAAATAATATATATTTAAAATTCAGTCCGGACTTTAATAAACAAAT